AGCTCTATTGAGAAAGTGGTTTGATGAGAGGGTTGAATATAGAAAGTTATCAAAGAAGTTTCATGAAGAAGGAAACAAAGATAAATCGGATTATTTTGATAGACGACAATATCTTCAGAAAGTTCTGTTAAATAGTTTGTATGGTGTATTGGGATTACCTGTATTCAGATTTTACGATTTGGATAATGCAGAAGCTGTTACTTATACTGGCCAATCATTGATTAAGTTTACAAAAAAGATTGCTAACTTTTACTACAATGCAGAACTTAATGATGGAGAAAATTATTGTATTTACATTGATACGGATTCTGTCTTTTATTCAGCTCTACCATTGATTAAAAAAAGGTTTCCAAATAAGGTATTTACTGAAGTGGAGATGACTAAACGAATTATGGAAATTTGTGGTGAAGTTCAAGAATATCTTAATAAGAGTTACAACTATTTTGCTAAGAAATTTTGTAATTTACAAAAACACAGATTTGACATCAAACAGGAAGTTATCGCTAAAAGTGGTTTGTTTGTCACTAAAAAAAGATATGGTTTAAAAATTATTAATGATAATGGAAAGAAAGTAAATAAACTGATGGTAAAAGGATTAGACACAGTTAGGTCTAGTTTTCCAGTTGCGATGAGAGAGATGTTGAGTAAGTTATTAGAAGATATTCTGATGGATGTACCTAAAGAACAATTAGATAAGTTTATTTTAAATTTCAAAAACAGTATGAAGTTGATGGATTTTGATAAGATAGCAATACCAACAAGTGTAAAGGGTATTACAAAGTATAGAATTAAAGATAGTGATATGTTTCGTGGTTACAAATTAGGAACACCAGTTCATGTAAAAAGTGCTTTATTTTATAATGATTTATTGAAACACTTTAATGTTCAGAGAAGATACTCACAGATACATAATGGGGAAAAAATTAAGTGGATATATTTAAAAAATAATCCGATTGGATTAGAAACTGTGGCTTATAAAGGATACGAAGACCCACCTGAAATTTTATCATTTATTAGACAGTTTATAAATCCAGATAAACTTTACAAACAAGCTTTACACAAAAAAATTATGATGTTGTATGAATCATTAGGTTGGAGTGAACCAACTGATTCTTCTAAAACAATGGAAAGATTTTTTTGATTTTGAGAAAAAAACATACTATATATATGTATATATGGTTATAATTAATAGGAGAAGTTATGCATAAACAAAAACTAGTTCGTTTCATTAATAAATATTACTTGAATGGAACAGTTAATTCAGTAGTATTAAACAGTAAATCGAATAAGTTGTTAGCCAGATTTATATCAGGTGATAAAACTTTATTAGGTGAACTGGAAATGGATAAATGGCAGTTTGAAGATTCTGAAGTTGGTATATACAGTACAGAACAATTATTGAAATTACTTTCTGTATTAGATGAAGATATCAATGTAACTATAAATAAAGCAGGTGATAAATCAATTGC